GTATATAAAAATGTAAATCCTTCCTCTTGTATATTAAAATTAGTATGGGTGTCCGCGCTATATACTATATCAAAAATATCAATTAATGAATTACCAATACCTGTAAGTCCAATTACATTACCACCATAATCTTTAGTCATTGGGAATAAAATATACTCAAACGTACTATCTCCAGTAAAGTTATATTGATAAGGTGATAGGTTTTTCATTCCTTGTAATGGTTGTGATTGAACACTAGTATAGTCCCATGATTGACTAACGCCAGAACCAAATCCAGTTCCTTTTTTATCCCACAAATAGAATGGAACAACTTGAGACGCTTCGGTTAAATTACCTGGCTCATTTAAACATTGTCTAACTCTGTAACCATCACCATCATCTAATATTAAATTTATTGGAAGAGGACCCCAATCACCACCTGTTTTAAATAATGATTGATAATTATCTGGGTCTAATAATTGTGGGTTATATGCCGAGTAGTGTTGATTTTGTAAATCAAACTCTTGAATGCCGGCCTCATTATTAATAGATATTAATTGTAAAACATCTCCATTCATAATAAGTGAATCCATTTTACTTGGTAATCTACTATCAAATCCGGTATTACTGAAAAATGTTTTAACTGGATTTAAAATACTAATCGTTGCATTACCAGTATCCATTTTATAATTTATATATAACCCTAACATTTCTTTAAAGCTTTGATAAGATGTTGGACCAATATTTCTAACAACAGAACAATTTGGGTCTAATGCCGGATCAATACATATTTCTTTTATAAACTCATCTCTAGGTCCTAAGTCTACTACTGTAGTTGGGTGTTTAATAGATGTAGAAAAACTAGAACCATTAAATGGTGTTGATCTATAATAAAATCTTTTAACTGGTTTTTCTAATGTACCAACTTTAAAATAAACTAAATCATCACAATAACTTGTTCTTCTATAATTTAAATCTAATGCTGCCTCATCGTCCCACCTAACTTTTGCTTTGAATGGAAATAAATAAAGCGATCCAGTTAACCAGTTATCTATAAAAGAATAATTTGATACACCTTCACAAAATAATTTAGCAACAAGTTTTCTATTTGCATATTCTGTTATTGCATCAAAATTATATCCCCAGTTTGGTGTGCCGGCACCTGGTATAATAGTAAATAAACCATATCTAAATTCTGAGTAACCAGATTTAGTGTCACAACTACCACATGGATTGTTATTTGTTTTATATATAACCTGACCTACAGCAACTTTTCCACTAGGACATGTTGTTCCATTAACTAAATCTCCACTAGTTAATGTTGAATAAGCCCTTGTTGGGTCGGTAACACAATATGTTTTTGCAATTATATTTTCTCTATATGCTGTAACATATTGTTGACAACCACCTTCTAATTCAGTATTTAAACCAGAACTACCAGAATTTCCGGTAGCATATTGTGTTGTATCATATATTGTATATGAAACACCACCGCTTGGTGGTAGCTGACTATCCCAACTTAATTTCTGTGAGTCGTCAAAAATAAATAGTGTTTGTGTATAACCACTAATATCATAATAAGTCAATTCTGATAATGTTAATCCACCATATTTTCCGTTTGAAAATTTAACTTGATATCTGCCTGATGTTGAACTCACAATACTTACTAATGTTGCGCTGCCACTATATGATGCAGAATTACCATAACCACCACAAGATCCTGCCCATGTACCAGAGGTTGGTGTTGAAAAATATAATCTAATATTATTTGATTCTGCATTACCTAAACAATACCAAACTGCATCATCTGATTGTGCGACACCACTACCAACAGAAACATATAGTGTTGATGGGTCTGCGGTTACTATTGGTGGAGTAGTTGTGTAATCTAAGTTATCACAAGTTTCACATTCAGGATAAATCGCAATACCTAATCTAACAGTACCAAATCTTTGTAATGGTTCAATAACCGCGCCGTCAAAGAAAGCAAATGGTTCCCAGTCTAAACTACCTAAAAAACCAAGATCTATGTGAATAGCGCATTTTTCCATTATCCATTGAAATGGTAGAATGAGAACTTGTATCGCAGCAACGTATGCCGTATAAATAATTCTTTCAAAAAAGTTTATAATTATTGCTAATAGAATTGCAAAATTAAAATTTTTAATAGCCCAGTTAGTTGGTGGTGTAACAACATTATTTTGACAATCATCCTCATCTTTAGGTACTATTTCTTTAATCCCTAAATAAGTGTCTCTACTAAAACCATTACCAGAAAAATAAGAACCTAAGAATGATGAAACACCATAAACTTTATTATAATTAAATCTATAAAAATAATCTTGCGGATAATAACTACCATATGTGTTATTGAAAATAACGGTGTCACTTAACGCAGCTGTTGGATAATCTTCCCATTGTAATGACCATGGGTATGATTTATCTACCTCATCTTCGTTTGTTGAATATTCTCTAATATTTGGAACTAAGTAACTACCTACTGCTCTTACTCTACCTAAATCAGTGTGTTTTGCAGAAACTCTGAATCTATAACAAGCCGATGTTGGAACACCTTTATTCGGATCATTAGTGATTTCATTCTCACCAAATTGATTCGTATAAACATATTCCATATTCATTGGTAATGGTAACACAAAGGCCCCATCCTCTTCTATATCTTCATGGATTTCATACTCTTCTAATATAGGTCTATCATTAGAATCTTTTGCATTGCTAAAACGAATTATTTCAACAGTCGCCGGTTCTGAAATTAAAGAACACTTTTCACCCATTTCACCTCTTGGTGTACAATTCTTGTTAACTGAATTTTTACCTTGGTCAGTAAAAATAGATCCTAAGAAATATGCTTTTGGTTCTATTCTAACTCCTTGATCTGAAAGATCAAAATCTGTCCTTGTGATCCCTATTTGGCATAAATCAACACTACCCCAAAATGGCGCAACATCAATTGTTCTATTAAATGAAACTATCTGAGGAAGTGACGCATAATCAATAGATGCTTTATATGCGTATTTGTTTTTAAATGAATCTACACCTTTACCTTGTCTAATAAAATCATCTGGTCTTAATGAAAAACAACCAATATCTGACAAGTCAACATCAACATGTATAATTTGTTCACCCAACGGGACTCCCCAAATCATAAAATCACCTGATGTGTTTGTTTTAACTGTAAACTTATAATATTTTTCAAAAACCTCTAGATATTCCTCTCTGGCCAATATTTGGCTTTGATCTGGAAATGTACCTGTTGGTTCATGACCACCATGTTGTTTTCTTGCAGGTAATAAATTATATTGATATCCTGCATCATCAGTATCTGTTAATGTTTTATATGGGTATAATGCAGATATTACTGGATCATTTGCATCAATATCAGTTTGAGGTATGAAAATAGACACTCTGGCATTTGGGACACCCAAGCCGTTGTTTACCGATATTCTACCACATACAACGCCGTAATCAGCACAAATAGAGGTATACGCGTCTTGTTGTGTGAATTTAAGGGAAAGGATCTCTAATAGATCAAAATTCTGCTTTAAATCAAGCGCAATTTTCTTGTCCTTGCCAATCTCAGTTAAAATACGGTGCTTTTGAATCATACTTTCTATAAATAGAAACTCTTAAGTTTTCTCTTATAAAAAGATACATAAAAAATCCCTTAGTATGTAGTCGTTCCCAGAGTTTTAACCCTTATTTTAATATCTTTATTTGGGAAGCGTATTTGGAAGATCTGATTAGATTTCATGAATATTGTCATATCTGATTGTGCGATCTCTTTTGTTACTGAATCTTTATATGCTTGAGACACTTCAGATGATGAATATTCTCCACCAATCTTATTGAAAACTCTAACATCAATAACATTCACAACACCAGGAACATCATGGATGGCTTTTGTCAATTCACCAACAAATAATGGGTCACCCATTTTTCTATTATCAATAGAGAAATATGTTGTTGTATTTGTGATTATTTGTCTAAGAACTTCAGTTTGATTTTGATTCTTATCCAATAAAATATCTATTTCTAACCCTAAGTCAATAACTTGACCGCTAACAATATCAAGGTAATCATTAATCATTCTGTATTCAGAAAGATATGATAATATGTTGTTTTTCAATGTATTAGAAACAATATCAGTTAGGTTACCATTTTCATCATATGACAATAATTTGATTCTAACTTTGTTATCTTCTTCCATTACATTAACCTTAGCGGGCGCACCAAACGCAGATGGCATACCTTCGATCATAGATTTATAATCATTTAAGGTAACTGCTCTATTTTGTGCCGCAAAGTTATATGCAATCATATTTCTTAGCTCTTCTGTTACAGGTTGATCAGATCCACCTACTGCTGGCGTAATATTGGTCACTGTTAAAGATTGTGTAACATTGTCATTGAATGTAGTATTTGGCCCAAGAACGCTGAATTCAACGTTTTCAATGCTAGTTATAACATTAACACCTAAATTACTTTCTTTTCCTCCACCAATTCTATATTTTACAAATAACGTGTTCTCTGCCTTAGGTAAAGCACCTAATGATAAATTATTCAAATATGTACCTAAATTCACTTTTAAATTATTTGTAATATAATTGTCTAAATTATCTAATGGATCAACATTACCAGAACCAAACGTGATAGAAAAATATCCTTCAGGAGTATATTCAGTTATAAATTTATTTGAAACCCTAATATATTGCCCTGCTTTAAAATTATTCTTATCAGATACTGCTGTAGTATTAGGAACAAATACTTTTTCTTGAACTAAAGATTGAACTTCATACCATTTCTTATCTGTATTAACAAATTCTGATGCTGTAGGATTACCTGCAAATGAGGTACCTTCTTTATGAATCATCCCTGTAACTCCCAATACGTTTCTTTCGGGCAAATAAAGCTTAAAAAAAGGCTTTTGATCCTGAGTTGTAATAACTCTTCTAAAAATTTTGGTGACGCCATTAACAACCGCTTCGCGTTTTGTGATGGTATATGAAACTAATGTATTATTACCATCATAATTTGGTATTTTTAATCTATTTGGTTCACCTTTTTCATTGAATGGGTTAGAAAAATCTATGTCTGTAAGTGTTTCAAAAATTTGACCACCACCAGATACCTGTGCACCAGCTTTTACTATACCTTCATATCTTTCATCATCTTTATCACCTTTAACAGGTACATTTATACTAAAGTCACATAACGCAACTGATGGTCTTGATCCAGGTATTCTAATACCATATGTTTTGGCGATATGAAAAAGAGATTGCCTTTGTTGCGCAAAATCCAACATTGTTTCTTGCCAAACCCTATCAATGTGAAAATGTAGGTTATCAGCAACAGCTGCGTTAATATCTAATAATACAGAGTATATCGACGCATCATTTGTATTATTTATCAACTCAGGATAGTAATCCTTTGTTAATGCCACTAAATCTTGTCTAATGCTAGCAAAATCCCTGTTAGTATATGATATTTTTTTACTCATCTTAAATGTTAATGATTACAAAGTCGGAACTACCAAAAGTCCCATTATTAGTTGAATAGTCAATTCTTATTTTAGCAGTATATGGTTTACTTGACGAATCGCTAACCCTAAATAATCTAGAATCCGTCTCTTCTCCTGTACTACCACTTTCTGTGGGGTCTAAAGAAGGGTCGGTAATACTTATTTTATTAATTTCTAAATTAGGGATATATTTTTTAACCGACTCCCTTATTTCATCTTCAATGTGTGAATATGTCACACTATCGTTTAAATCAAATATGTACTCATATAACCTACTACCAAAATCTGGCAAAAAGTATCTACTTCCCTTTCTAGTCAATAGAAGGTGTATTAGATTTGCACGTATTTCTTCATCCCTAGAAACTGTCATCCTAACATAGTCTCCGGTCAAACTTTTTCTAAATGGGAAGTCTAATCCAAATTTTGTAGCCATATCAATAAATATAAAGAATGATAAAATGATAATAAATAAAAATACCCAGGCAAGGCCCAGGTATTTTATATAATCTAGTGACTTAATATTCGCACCCTGTATTAATCAAGTCATGGATGCTCAAGGTACGCCTTGACGACAGATAAACTTTGAGGGCGCCACCCATTATCTTATGATCCACACCCTTCGCACTCGAATGGGGAATCTGTTGGTCTATTTACCACCATTTCTAATTCTGGTGTTTTTTCACTTATTATGGTATTTTGTGTAGTTTGATAATTAACTACCTGTGCAGCAGGTTGTTCTGCAGGTTTAGATGATGACATATCAATACCTAATCCTTTTAACGCATCTACCGCTGAACGAGTTCTTAAGTAGTACATCCCTGTTTTTAAACCTAATTTCCATCCATATAAGTGAGCAGCTAATAATTTAGGTTTAGTGGCATTATCAATAAATAAATTCAATGATTGTGATTGATCAATAAACACACTTCTATTTGCTGACATTTGTAAAATTCTCTTCTGAGACATTTCCCAAACAGTTTTATAAATCTCCTTTACTGATGTTGGTATTTCAGGAATGTTTTGAATAGACCCATTTTCCATGATCAATTTCTTCTTTATGTCTTCATTCCATAAATTTAACTTCAATAATTCTTTAACCAAATGTTTGTTGATAATGATAAATTCACCACCTAATGTTCTGCGAGAATATAAATTTGTTGTGAATGGTTCAAACGCTTCATTGTTACCAAGAATTTGTGCTGTTGATGCTGTTGGCATTGGTGCAATCAATAAAGAGTTTCTAACACCATTGTTAACCACTTCTTTTCTTAATTTTTTCCAATCCCATCTTCCTGATAAATCTTTATCTGTTTTACCCCACATTTGAAATTGAAAAATACCTTTCTCAATTGGCGAACCAACTATAGATTCATATGGACCAAATTCTTTTGCTAAATCATTTGACGATGTCATTGCAGCAAAATATATTGTCTCAAAAATATCGGTCTGTAATTTATCTGCCTCTTCGCTTTCAAATGATAAACCTAACATACAAAAAACATCCGCTAATCCTTGAACACCTAAACCAATTGGTCTGTGTTTAAAATTGGAACGTTTAGTTTCTTCGGTAGGATAAAAGTTTAAATTAATTACATTGTTTAAATTTTTTACAACTTGGTACGTGTATTCATATAACATTTCATGACTGAATTCATTATTGATGATATATTTTGGTAACGCAATTGATGCTAAGTTACAAACTGCTTGTTCTTCTGGTGAAGAATATTCTATAATCTCAGTACATAAATTTGAAGATTTAATTGTACCTAGGTTTTTTTGATTGGACTTGTAGTTTGCTGGATCCTTATATAACATATAAGGTGTACCTGTTTCAATTTGGGCTGTTAAAATAGCGTCCATTAACTTCCTAGCCTTAACTACTTTTCTACCTAAACCTTGTTGTTCATATGACTCATATAAACTTGTAAAGTTTTTTGCTTCAGGTGAATCATAGACATCTGATAATCCAGGCGCTTCGTCTGGAGAAAATAATGTCCAATCACCGTCTTCTTCAACACGCTTCATAAATAAATCAGGCGTCCACATTGCTAAGAATAAATCTCTAGCGCGCATTTCTTCTTTACCGTGATTCTTTCTAAGATCAATAAATTCAAAAATATCTGCATGCCATGGTTCAAGGTAAATTGCAAAAGAACCTTTTCTCTTACCACCTTGATTAATCCAACGAGCAACTTCATTATATGTTTTCATCATTGGTAATAAACCATCTGATTCTCCACCAGTCCCTTTAATGTATGCACCTTTAGCTCGAACATCATGAACGTGTAAGCCAATACCACCAGCCCACTTAGAAATCTTTGCAACATCTTTGATAGTATCAAATAAACCATCGATATCATCACCTTTGTTTCCAATCAAGAAACAAGAAGACATTTGTGCTCTACGTGTACCAGCATTAAATAATGTAGGTGTAGCATGAGTATAGAAGTGTTGTGATAAATCATCATAAATTCTTAGAGCCATTTGTATGTCCCAACCACAAATACCAACAGCCACTCTCATATACATATACTGAGGTCTTTCAACAACTCTGTTAGCTATCTTTAAAAGATACGATCTTTCAAGTGTTTTAAAACCAAAATATTCAAAATCAAAATCTCTATCTAAATTTATTGCGCCATCAATAACTTCTTTATTATCCATAACAAAATTATACACTTCATCTGATATTAATGAAGATTCTTTACTTGTTTTTGGTTCAATAAATGAATGCAATTCTTTTATAGCCTGAGAAAATTTCTTAGGTGTTGTTTTATGCAAATTTGTTACCGCTAATCTACCAGCTAATTTTGCATAGTCTGGATGTGA